AGCAGATAAATTTAATTCGTTAGGTGGGTACTCAGTAGGTATTCCACCTGTACCAGTAATTGATGCCAACGGCAATGTAATTACTAACGTATTAGTTACTTCTGGCAATGTTTCAGCCGCCAATGTATATGCCGGAAACTACTTTTATGCTAATGGACAACCGTTCAATGCTGGCGGAAATCCACAAGGTCCTAATACTAGTATTCAATATAGTAATGATGGATTATTTGCTGGTAGTTCAAATTTAACATTTAACGATGTAACAAATTTAGTTACAGTACCAAGTCTAAATGTAACCGGATTAAGTAATTTAGGACCAATCTCTAATATAACTATTACTGGCGGTAGTTCTGGATATTTATTAACAACAAACGGCAATGGTGTAATTCAATGGTCACCTCCAGGATCAGGTGCAGCAATTAGTAATGGTAATAGTAATGTTAATATTGCTACAAGTAATGGAAACATTACTGCAGGAGTTAATGGTGTAGCTAATGTTGTAACAATTAGTAGTACTGGTTTAACTGTTGCAGGCAATATTACAGCTACAAATTTTGTAGGTAATTTTAGTGGAAACGCTACAAGTGCAAATACTGCAGGCACAGTAACTGCAAACGCACAACCAAATATTACCAGTGTTGGTACATTAGTTAGTTTAGAAGTTTCCGGTAATATTACTGCTAATGCAGTTAAAACAAATCAATTATTATATGCAAACGGATCGCCGTATGTATTCACAACTAATGCGGCTGGTAGTAATACTCAAGTTCAATTTAACAATAACAACGCATTTAGTGCTAGTGCTAACTTTACATTTGATTACAATACTGATACATTATCCGTTACTAATATTACAGGAAACGGTTCTGGATTAACAGCAATTACTGGTGCTAATGTTACCGGACAAGTAGGTAATGCATTGGTTGCTAGTACAGTATATACTAATGCTCAACCTAATATAACTAGTGTTGGTAACTTAACAAGTTTAACAGTTACCGGTAATTTAATTTCTGGTAATGCTAATTTAGGTAATATATTAACAGCAAATTATGTTAACGTTTCAAGCAATTTATTTGTAACTAACACAGCGAATGTAGGTAATTTACGAACAGATAATTTATTATATTCAAATGGTAGTCCATGGGAGTTAGGTGGAAATCCAGGAGGGAATAACACACAACTTCAATTTAATGATAATGGTGATTTTGGTGCTAGTGCCAATCTTACATTCAATAATACTACAAATCTATTAACAGTATTAGGAAATACACAATTTAATAATGCTAATTTAGGTAATTTTGCTACAGCTAATTATGTAAATGTTACATATAACTTAAATGGTAATATAGCTAATTTTAGTGGTAATTTAATTTCATTAAATGCTAATTTAGGTAATTCAGTAAATGCAAACTTCTTTATTGGATCGGGAAATAATTTAAGTAATATTCAAGGTAGTAATGTAGTTGGAGCCGTAGCAAATGCAAATTATGCATCCTTCTCTGGCTATGTTACCGCAAACAATCAATCAAACATTACTAGCGTAGGTAATTTAACAGATTTAACTGTAGGTAATCTAGTATCTAATGTTGTTATAATTGGCGGAAATATTACTGCAACTGGTAATATAACTGCTAGTAATTTTATAGGTAGATTTGCTAATGGTAATAGTTATGTAGAAATACCAGTAGCAAATGGTAATATAACTCTTACTGCTAACGGCAACCCAACATTAACAGTAACAGAGTTTGATTTAACTGTTGATGGCAATTTAGTACCAAGTTCTAATCTATCATACAGTTTAGGTAGCCCAACAAAACGTTGGAAAGATTTATATATATCTGGAAACACAATTGACCTAAACGGTTCTACTATATCATCAGGACCAAATGGCATTGCATTAACAAACCCATTAGGTGGTACGTTTACTGTTATTGGAACAGGGGCATCTAATACAGCTAGTATTGTAAACGGTAGTAGTAGCATTATAATAGATGCAAATTCAAATGTTAATATAAGTGTAGCCTCTGTTAGCAATGTAGTTGTTATGTCATCTACTGGTTTATTAGTTAACGGTAATGCAAATATTACTGCTAATCTTATCTCAGGTAATGCTAATTTAGGTAATCTAGCAACAGCAAATTATGTAAATGTATCTTATAACCTTGAAGGTAATACTGCTACCTTTATTGGTAATCTAACTTCTGCAAATGCGAATCTAGGTAACTTGGCAATAGCAAACTATGTAAATGTAGCATATGAAGTAAATGGTAATATTGCTAATTTTAGTGGTAATTTAACAGCCGCAAATGCTAATTTAGGTAACTTAGTAAAAGCAAACTATGCAAATTTTGCGTTTGATTTAACGGGCAACACAGCTACTTTTACTGGTAATGCCAATGTTGGTAATCTAGGAACAACTAATGTAATTGCTACAGGTACAGGTAGTTTTGGCGCCAATGTAAACATGAACAACAGGAACATTACAAGTCTTGCTGAACCTGTGAATAATCAAGATGCCGCAACAAAACAATATGTTGATTTAGTTGCACAAGGACTAGATCCTAAAGCATCTGTAACCTATGCTAGTATAACTGCACTTCCAGCATATACTTATAATAACGGAGCAAGTGGTGTTGGAGCAACTATTACTGCAACTAGTAACGGAGAATTAACACTTGACGGTGGTACTCCAAGTATTAACAGTCGTGTATTAATTAAAAATGAAATAGGGGCCAATGATCCTTATAATGGTATCTATATAGTTACTAATCCAGGAAGTGTAAGTTCAGTTTTTGTATTAACCCGAACTACTGATTTTGATAATGGTTCACCGAGTGGTGAAATTCCAGGAGCATTTACTTTTGTTGAGCATGGTACAATTAACGCAGATACTGGTTGGGTTTGTACAACAAACGCGCCAGTTACAATGGGTACAACACCAATTATATTTGTTCAGTTCTCTGGTGCAGGTTCATATACAGCAGGCACCGGCTTAACATTAAATGGTACTGAATTTAGTATATCTAATACAGCGGTAACTGCTGGTACATACGGCGGCAGTGATACTGTTGCTACATTTACTGTCAATCAACAAGGCCAATTAACTGCCGCAAGTAATGTAACAATTACTGCTAATGCCGCTAACTTAACCGGTACTGTATTAAATGCAACTATTATTACTAGTAATTTAACAAGCGTGGGCAATCTAACTGGATTAACCTCAATAGGTACTGTTAATTTTGCAAATACTGCAAATGTAGCATTAGGTAATGTTACTAATGTGCATATTGGTGGTGGAACCCCGGGATATTTATTAGGAACAGACGGATCAGGTAACTTATCTTGGATAAGTGGTGGTAATATATCAGGTGTTATAGGTAATTCTATTATATTAGGAACGCCTACTGATGGTGATCTAACAACTAATGTAGCATATAACGGCTGGACTACTGGTACATACGTTACTGATGGTTTAGATGATTTGAATCAGGTTAGTCTAAACATTGCTGGAAACACATTTGTGGGTAATATATACATTGGTGCCAATGCAACATCAGGACCCAGTCCTTTATCAGTAGCGTTTACTGGAAACTATATTGGCAATCCTACAAATTATCTTTGGAACTTTGGTGACGGTACAACTAGTACTTCTCGTAACCCTACAAAAACATATAGTAATGTATTAGGTGGACAATTTACAGTTACATTTACCGCATATAATGTAAATGGTACATACGGTGGAAATGCGGCTAATGGAGCAAAAGGATCAACCGCTACTTCAACCAACACTAATTTTATAACATTGTTCACTCCATTACCAATACCATCGTTTACAACTAGTCCAACTAGTTTAGATACTGGTAGTAATGTTACATTAACTAACACAAGTTTGTATGCTACATCATTTACAATTAATTATGGTGATGGAAATACTGCTGTTAATCCTGGCAATTCATGGACAACTGACGTTCATACATATACTACAGCTGCCAATGTTGATACCATATATGGAATTAATTTAACTGGTACAAATCAAACAGCAGGCAATGCGCCTCCGTATAGTGTTACAACAGCTAATACTAATGTTAAAGTATATGCTCCACAAAGTCCTGCATTCTCATCTAATGTTACTTCAACAATTAACTATTTTACTACATCGGGAGGCGTAATTAGTTTCAGAAATGATACGCCAGGCAGCCCAGGTAATACTGCTAGTTTTGGTGTACAACAATTATATAACTATCGTTGGGGAGATGGTACAGCTAATAGTAACATTAATATTCAAACAGGTCTTGCTGGTAACCCAGGAGCAGCCAATATTACTCACGCATTTGCTTTGAGTTCAGTGCAACAAAATGCGGCTACTACAGTAAGTTATGTAGCAAATCTTTCATTATATACAGGATTTAGTACTAGCCCATTCATATCTAGTAACATTACAATTACAGTTGAGCCAGAAGTTAGAGCTAACTTTACAGGAACCGCTAATACACAAACTGATGCTACTGGGTATAGTTCTAATGCTCAAGTTGGTTACTTGTTTACTGACTATTTAGGGCGTGATAGGAGCTTATTTAACTTCAGTAATGATACATCACCTAATGTATCATTTACTGGTAATGTGTTTAATTGGACATGGGGTGATACTACAAGTAATACAGGCTTAACAAGTCGTGCTAATATCACACACTCATATCTAAATGATTATGGATCGCCGACAACAGGTGGTAAGACTGTTGCATTACAAGCTAATGGTACTCCGGGAACTACTGCTCAAAGTAATACAAATACAAAAACAAGTTATATCACTATTCTAGCTAATCCAACAGCTCCTGCTAATCTAAGTAGCTTCACAAACGTTACTATTGCTACATCTAGTCAAGGTACTAGTCCATTATTAGCGGCAGGAGCTGCCGATAATACTGGAGGAAACATATTAGCTAATGGTACAGCAGTTACACGTGTTGCTACAACTACACCAGTATCAACTAGCACACAGGTAACAAATGCAAACACTGCACTTACAGGAACATTAACTGCGTTTGTAAATAATACTGCTAGCGGTAATACATCATTTAGTAATGTAGGAAATGCTGTTGGAACATACAGTTCATTGATAGTATCAGCAGATAGAGATTTACACGTAGCAAATGCGGCTGTTCCAACAGGATTCTATAAAGTATTCTCTGCTACAATTAGCAATACACTAGCTAGTTTGGGTAATGGTTATAATGATTTTCAATTACGTCATTCAACTACAGGTAATACTAATACTATTGGAATGGTAAAAGATAACTTAAATTCTGCTCCAACATTAGTTACTACAAATACAGCAATGGTTACTGCTACAGCAGGAACATTTAGATACATTTCAGGTATCCCATATTATAGTGCTACTGGATCTCCTGCTATTACTGTAGCCAACTTAGAATTACAGAACTTTACGGGACAAACATTCCGTAGTGCTGATCCATTCACAGTAGCATCTGGTACATCATATGAAGGTTCTGGATCAGTTATATCTACACAAACTAAGTCATTAGCACAAATTGATAATAGTGCTAATTCTATGTTGACTGGATCAAATGTTAAAGCTAACATTGGCATCTCAACTAACTATTCAATGGGTAATCTCAATGTATTAGTTAATGGAGCAGTTAATGGAGTATCAACTCTAGCGGCAAATATATTCAACGTGGTTGGTACTAGTACAACTATTCAATTGCCTACAAAAATACAAATGTATGCTGGAGCAAACTCTGGATTCAATGAAGCAAATATCACTGCTAATGTAGCAAGCAATACACAGGCTGCTATTCGTGTAGTACTAAGTACAGCAGGAAACACACCGGCGTTTAATGGAGCTACAAATTATTATGTTAGCAATGCTTGGACAGGTGCGCAAACTATTGCAGGTACACCGGAAGCAGTTGTTAGATATGGTGTATTAAAACATTATGCTGTAGATTTATCTACTGGATATTTACCAATTGGTCCTAACTTAAGTACTGGACGATCGGGGTTACAGTATTTTACTTTTGCATTTGTAAGAGCTAGTTTAGCTAACTTTGATATTATATTAACTACAGGTTCAACTGGTCTATCAGGTTTATGGGTAGCGGCGCCGGGCACAACAATTGATACGGGTGGATTTTCTTCACCAACAGCAGGTTACCCGGGCCCCACTAGTACAATTAACGGATGGTTAACTGGATACGAACAATATAATGGAGCAGGAGTACCAGGTAATAGTGCTACTGGCGGCAACCCAGCTGGTACAAACGGTTGTGCTTTAACTGGGTCTGATGTAATACCATTGAACACACAGATTTCAAATGTAAGATATACGATGACACTTGGTTCACAGAATCAAGCTAATAGTACTGGTAATAATATTTTAATTAGAATTGCGTTGGCGTCTGGCCAAACTATAACTGATTTACAGATAGGAGTGGCAACGTAATGGCTGCAACGTTTAACGAATCGCAAAAGATTGACTATTTGTGGAAAAAGGTTGGTTACGGTGTAACCAAAACAGCAGAAGCAACATCTAAAGAAGCCTTCAATGAGAGTATTGCCAGTCCATTATTATATCGTGGTGATCTTGTTTGGATGCAAAGTGGCCAGATTACGGGAACTCCGCCTGCCGCAACAAATAGTATCATTCAAGTTTATAAAGATGGTGTGGGTAGTTTTAGCCCTAGTGTAGAATGTACAGAAGATTTAACTGCTCCTGATAATCAAACATGGAAAACAAATTCAACTAATTGGATACCAACTCAATTTGGTGACAACTATCTAATACAAGTTTATGTAGCTAATTCTGGTGTAACTAACCCTCAAACATCAGGTACTAAATTATTCCAAGCTGGTTCTGGAACAGACGATACATGGTTCTTTGATTATCAATCTGGTGTACTAAATTTTAATGGTGCTAATGTACCAAGTCAGATTGCCAGTCCTATTACAGGCAAAAGCGTTTACATTGTAGGTTATCGTTATGTAGGATTGATAGGTGTAACAAATCAACCTAGTGGTAACATCAGCAGTAATACCAATATTGGTAATTTAAACTTTACTGATACTACTATTAGCACTATAACTACTAACAGTAACATATATCTTTCTCCAAATGGTACTGGTAATTTATATATAACAACTTCTTTAAATGCTAGTGGGAATATTACTGCTAATGCAGGTGCTTTCTTTATAGGTGATGGCGGATATTTAGCAAATTTAAATAGTTCAGGTGTAGCAAACGGTAATAGTAATATTTCTATTCCAACCTCTAATGGTAATATTAATCTTACTGCCGCGGGCAATACAACATTAGTTATTACTGACTCAGGAGCAAATGTATTTGGATACTTAACAGTAACTGGTACATTGACAGCTGGTAATATTAATGCCAACGTATCATCAAATGCTGTTACTGCAAATTCTGCAAACATATCAGGAAATCTTTATGTAGCTGATACTGCAACTATAGGTAATGTACGAACAGATAACATCTTATATGCAAATGGTGCACCATGGGATTTACAACAAGCTGCAGGCTCTAATACACAGATTCAATTTAATGACGGTAACACTAACTTTGGCGCAAGTGCTAACTTTACATTTAATCAAACAACTAATTTATTAACTGTTATTGGTAATATTAATACTACTAATGCTAATTTTAGTGGTAATTTAACTACAAGCAATGCAACTATTGATTTGCAATTACAAGCAAATACTGCTAATTTTGACGGAAACGTCCAAATGAATAATTGGTTAACTGTTGTTGAAACAGCAGATGTAGGTAACCTAAGAACAGACAATCTATTATATGCAAATGGTGTTGCATGGGACATAGGTGGAACACCAGCCGGCGGCAATACAGAAATTCAAATTAATAATGGCGATTACGACTTTGCAGCCAGTGCTAACTTTACATTTGATATAACAACTAGTTTGTTGACAGTTATTGGTAATGCAGACATTACAGGTACATCAAATGTAGGTAACTTAAGAACAGATAATCTATTACATGCAAATGGTACACCTTGGGATTTTGCTAATCCAGCTGGAGCAAACACAGAAGTTCAATTTAATGATGGTAATGGGGAATTTGCAGCCAGTGCTAATTTTACATTTAATTCACTAACTAATTTTTTAACAGTTATTGGTAATGCAAGCGTTACAGGTACAGCAAATGTTGGAAACTTACGCACAGACCATTTATTATATGCAAATGGTACTGCATGGGACTTAGGCGGATCACCGGGCGGCAACAATACCTCAATTCAATTTAATGATAGTAATGAATTTAATGGAAGCGATAACTTTACTTTTGATAAAACAACAAATCTATTGACTGTTGTTGGCAATATTAGTGCTAGTAATGCTAATTTAGGTAATTTAACAATTAGCAATTATTTTCGTGGGGTATTCGATAGCACAAGTTCAAGTCAACCAAACATCACTAGTGTTGGTAATTTAAATGACCTGGTTGTGGGTAATGCTACATCTAATGTAACAATAATAGATGGTAATGTTAATGCTACTGGATATATTAATGCTAACAATTTTACGGGTAATTTCAGTGGAACGTTTAGTGGTAATGTCGATGTTAATGGTAATATTACAATTGGTGGAACAAACACTCAGGTGTTATTCAACGATATGGGTGCCATTCAGGGTAGTAACGCATACAGATTTAATTATACTTCAAACGTATTAATTTTAACTGGTACTAGCAATGTTGTCGGTAATCTTAATGTTACCAGTAATGTTTCAGCTGCCAACGGCGTATTTGGTAACATATCTACTACTGGAGTAGCCGGTGATATTACCGGGGCTAATTTAATATCTACTGTTACACTTACTGCATCCGGTAATATTACGGCAGCCAATGCTAATTTAGGTAATACATCAATTGCTAACAATGTTATAGCAAATACATTTCGAATGGGCGTGGGAGTTAATGAATTCTATCATTCAACTGTGTATTTTGCTACGACAACTGCTACCACACCAAATCAAGTATTGTATTCAACGTCGATGGCCAACTTATCAGCGATAGATTTTACCATTATTTCTACAGACGAAACAAGTAACACAAGACAAACAGCAAAAATAACTGCCGCAGTACTAGGAACTGAGGTGGTATTTAATGAGTATTCTGGACTCTACATCAATGGGGGTGTGGGGAGTTTTTCAGTAAATTATCAGGCTGGGCCGCCCGATTCAGTACGTTTAGTAGTGACTCCGGACTCTACTAATTTGACAAAATATAATATGATGATTATACAATATGCGAAGTAACTATATGAAACCAAGCATAAATACACTTATAAAAGGACATTACCATGGCAATTAAAGCATTTAACTCAATCGGCGGCTTCTCAGTAGGAGAAAATGCCGCTAATATTATACTAGCAAACGGCGAAATTACCACTACTAATGCTAACTTATCAGCTAATTTGTACGTTTCTGACACCGCAAATGTTGGCAATTTACGCACAAATAACTTGTTATATGCTAACGGAAGTCCATGGGATATTGGTGGCATACCAGCTGGTAGTAATACAGAGATTCAATTTAATAATGCTAATGAGTTTGGTGCAAGTTCTAATTTTACCTTTAACTCTAGTACGAATCTATTAACTATTACTGGTAATGTTAATGCTACTAATGCTAATTTAGGTAATCTAGTAACTGCTAATTTCTTTCATGGTTTATTTGACTCTACTAGTTCGAATCAAGCAAATATCACTGCAGTTGGTAATCTAATTTCATTAAATGTTGATGGTATTGCTAATTTAGCTAATGTAGTAAATGTTGACGGTAATATTAATGCTAATGCTAATATTACTGCAAATGCTAATATCACAGGTGCTAACTTAAAAACGCTTGGTTTAGCTAATATTGGTAATTTAGAAATTTCCGGTACAACTACTGGTAACTTAATCCCTTCAGCTAATGTAACATTTAATTTAGGTAATGCAACGAATCGTTGGAAAGATTTATTTCTAAGTGGTAGTAGTATTCTTATTGGTGATCAAAACATCTCATCAAATGCTGGTGGTATAGCACTTTCAAACACAACATTCTTAACTGAGCTTTCTGTAAGTGGTAACGCAAATGTAAGTTTAAATATAGCCGGTAATACAGCAAACTTTAGTGGTAATGTTGTTGCTGCAAATGTTACTGCTAATAGTTTTGTGTTTGCCCCAGCAATCGTTCAAAACGCTAGTACATATGATACAAGAATTTCATTAAATAGTCCGGCAGGTATCATTGAAGCAAATACAAACGGTAATGTAACACAATTCTTACCGGGCGGTTCACTCAGATTACCGCCAGCTGGTGCTAGTGAAATTATTGGTGGCACATTTGATGGTTCTTCATTAACATTGAATAATAACGCTATTGTGTCACAGGTACGTGCTGGTAATGTAAAAATACAAGTTGGTACAGGTGGTACAGTTGCTAACACTTGGGACTTTAATAATAATGGTAACACATCATTCCCTGCAGCAGGTGCTGTTAATTTAGGTAACTTAGCTACAGCAAACTTAGTAAATGTATCAAGCAATTTGTTTGTAACTGATACAGCAAATGTAGGTAACTTACGTACTAATAATTTATTATACGCAAACGGAGTAGCATGGGACTTTATTACTCCAGCCGGAGCAAACACACAGATTCAATTTAATGACGGCAACGGAAACTTAGGTGCTAGTGCTAATTTTACATTCAATGATGCTACTCAATTATTAACAGTAACAGGTAATGCTAACGTTACTGGTAATATTACCGCTGCTTATTACTTTGGTAACGGTAGTTTATTAACAGGGGTTGTTGCTACCGCAGCTGATAAACTTGCAAACGGTAATACAACTTTAACTACAGCCCTTAACGGTAACATATCTTTCAATATAGCTGATCCTGCTAATAGCAATGTACCAATAGCTAACTTAGTGGTAGTGTCTTCAAATCTATTAACAGTTAATGCAAATATTACTACAACTGGCACAATGTCTGCAAGTACATTAACTGTTACTGGTAATGCTAACGTAGGTAATATAGTTACCACTAGCATTAATGCTAGTGCCAGCGTTAATGCACTTGCATTGGTATCACCTACATTGACTTCTAATACTACTACGTTAACATTAACTGCCGCAGCAGGAAATAATGATGTTATACTAGTTCCAACTGGTACTGGCGCTGTTAGTATTTCTAGCAAGAAAATTATAAATCTTGCTACACCAACACTAGA